AAAGCGAATCATCCTTTTCTTTTTCGGCTCCATGTTCATCATCATCATCATCGTCGTTGTCTAGATCGCCTTCAAATTCTTTTTCGGTAACGAGTCGTCTTTGTTTTTGTTTAGGTTTAGATTTAAGATCTTTCTTTTTCGATTCAGGTTCAGGGTCCGATTCGTCGCTACTGCTACTGCTATCTTGATCTTGCTCTTTTTCTTTGTCCTCGGCTTTTTCCTTGCCGCCTTTATCTTTTTCTTTTTCCTTATCATCAATTTGCAGCGGTCTAGGGATTTGGTCAGGGAATGCGAAATTGCAGCACGCTCGTGAAAAAATGCGGTACGTGGATGATGTTTCTCCGTACAAGTCGTTAGCGTTTCCTGTTCCAGGGCCCAGCGCTTTTCGTCGTTTCGCGTTTGATTCTGTTTTACGTTCATTCTCTCGAATTTCCTTGTATAGATTGAACTGATGGTTCGTCATTTCGATTTCAACAAGTTCAAAATCGGTCTTTGGATCATACTTTGGCAGCAACTTTTCTTGGGCGCTCCGAAAATAGGAGGTTAACCCGATAATTCTGCGCGAAAACATATCGGGATTCAAAATTCCGCCACCGTCGGGTTTGATGAATAGCTCATTGAACGTTTCCAGCCGGTCAGGAAGGGCCTTGTACTGGACGACCTTTGTATCCGTCACGCTTATGCTACGCTGTTTCAAGAACTCAACCACATTTTTAATAAACGCGGCATCGCTTACATTTCCGCCTTCCGTGAGGGACATACTGACACTGGCATAATCGCGAGACCCATTACCACTACGGTGCGATACAAACCCGAACGGGTTGCGCGTCAGTGTGAGTGTAGGTTTCGGACTTTGTTTGAAATCCAGGTAATCATGCACGGTTACACCGTCGCTATCTTTTGCACCGTCGAACAATTGTTTCAGTGCCGACAAGGTGGTCGTAGATGCAGGTGCGCCTCTAAATTGGGTCAAGTCCAGCGTGAAATTGAAGGTGCTAATGTATCCGCGCAACATGTTGAACATGATGCCAAGCTCGTTCGGGTAGTTGATGATGGGGGTTCCCGTGAGAAGAACCACTTTGGCATTATTGGCCGAAAGAAACGCGTTGTAAATCTGCATTGACAAACTTTTCGGCGACTTGATTTTATTCACGATCCGACTTACCAAGTTATGCGCCTCGTCGACGATAATGACCGCGTCGTCAAAATAGTTTCCCGTGGGGCTTTGGCGCATAAGTTCTCGCCATGCTGCCAGGCGAATGCCGTTATAGTTGATGAACCGATACTTGTTACGTATCATGCGGTCAATTTGGCCGTCAATCTCCATTTTTTTAAGTTCGTCCAGCTGATGGTAATTACCGGGTTTTCCGTGCTCGGCAAACCAGACACCGCCGTTGATTTTAACGACATTTTCGTCAGGTGAAATCTTGGACGGAAACCCGAGCGCTTGAAGCAGCGCTTTTTCGTGCTCGGATGCGGTACGGCCTTTCGGAACTTTATCTAGCGGGAAAAACACCCAATGCTGGTCCAGTTTAAACATGGCATCGCCGCACTTTTTTATTTCTTCGATATAATTTTTCTGAAGCGATGCGGGGGTCATGACGATCACTTTTTTATGCGTCGACAACCCTTCCGCGATCACGATAGACGAGCACGTTTTTCCACTTCCCAAGCCGTGAAACAGGAGCAGGCCGCGGTAAGGGCTGTACGCGTTCATATACTCTTTCACAATCCGCTGGTGGTACAATGCCGAAAACGGTTTTTTATCGAGGGCCGATAAATCGGAGCAATCAAATTCTTCGGCTTCAATTTGAGCCTCAACTTCGGCAGCAGAAGAAGAAGGCGCTTTGATAGCGCTCTTACTCGCAAACCTTTGAAACATTTCGTTGATGAACGTCAAAAAATATTTGCGGTTGTTCATGTAATAGTTGGACGCGGTAAGCATTGGTGGCGCCGAACGCATTTTATTGAGCTTATCGACAATATCAGAAACGGCGACATCGGTGTCGGCGGTATGCGGTGCGGCGCGACGCTGGACTGCGGTTCCCGTTCCTTTATCTTTTCCTTCCTTTTCGCCCCGTTTCTTTTTTCCTGGTTTTTCTGTGCCTGATGATGGCTCGTCTACATGCGCCGACGCGAAGTCGGCCATTTTAAGTTCGATCGTGAATCCCAGTTTTCGAATCTGGAATGTTTCCAGCGTGCTTTTTACATCCGTTGCGGCAGCGGCAGCTGAAGGTTTTGCTTTTGGGGGGTTCAAAGTACAAAATGATCCCGCCAAGTGCGGTTTTCCGATTTGGACTCCCGTACCTTTCTGAATTGCCGAAATGAATTCGTGAATGTCGATATCTTCGGTACCCATTTTGTCAACAATAAATGCCTTATTCGCTGCCTTTGCTGTTGCCTTGGTTGTCTTCGGCACCTTTGCTTTTTTTTGAGACCCTGATTCGGAATCAGAATTCGATGACGATGATGACGTTGACGATGATGAGCCGGGCGATGACGAGGAGCCAGACGATGAGTCGCCTTCAACGCCGAACCGAATTGTAAATGCCTTTTTACGGGAAGGATTTACAACCGGTTTCGGTTTATTTGAAAAAAAAGAGGATTCTTCGGTCGAAACTTTTTCCGAGATCGGTTTATTTGCAAACCGTGCTAAAAATTCATTCATTGTTTCGAATCTTATTTATCTTTCTTAGTATTTTATTTTATTTTATTGTTTTATTGCTATTATTGTATTATTGTTGCTATTGTTTATTGTTTAATAAATTAATAAATCTTTTTATTATTTTATTGAACGAAATCATTCATTCATTCATTCATTCATTTAAGGGGTGCTCGTCGCCCCCGGATTTCATTAATTTCAGCGCTATTTCACACGCCTGTTGCTCGGCCTTTTTTTTGATACGGTGAGAACAAGTTGTAAAATGCACCAGAAGTTTTCCTCCCCGGGCCGCGGCAAGTTGATGAACGCCTTCAAAGGTTCCCCCAATTTCATGGCCTGAAAAGGGGACCGCGTCAGTCGCGGGTTGCGTCTGGTAAATTTCTTGTCCGATGCATAGAAACAGTCCCATCGTATATCCCAAATCAAGGTCTCGTCCAAGTTCAACGTAATCGGGCGTAGTCTTGAATTCTTTTTGGATCTTGACCTGCAAAATGTTCTTGAAATTGTCGTCGTTACTTACCAGATGTATCCAGTCAATGTGCCGCTCAAACACGGTTTCTACAAAGATCTGCGCGATCTGGAACCCAGGTCCAGTGACAAACAACTGTTTGAACCAGTCGTCTTCATCGTTGAGTTTGACCTTGTTGTAGTCTAAGAAGATGGCGCCGAGAAACGCTTCAAACAAACACCCCAGCTTTTTAAGGTTCGTGCGTGTTTTTTTCTCTTCCGAGTGTTTGGAGATAATGAACCATCGATGCAGCCCCATTTCCAGCGCGAGTTTCCCGATACTTTCGTTCTTGACAATTGCGATTTTTTTCTCGGTCATGAACCCTTCATTTTCTTTCGGAAATCGACGGTACAGGTAAAATTTCGTGACGGCTTCAAGAATCCCGTCGCCTACAAATTCAAGGCGTTCATTGGATTTCTGTTTGAGAGGCATACACCCAGCGGGACATTCGGCCAGTGTAATGTTTCTGGCAGCGTTTTCAATTTGTGGCCGGCGCGTGTATGACCTGTGTACAAATGCGCGTTTGTAAAGAACCATATTATCGACTTGTAGTAAGGCGGTAGGTACGCCGTATTTTTGCAGGATTTGAATGATTTCATGCATTTCGATTTCTCGGTTGTCGGGGTTATACGGATTAAAGAGAAGGTTTCCATCACCTACTGGAACGAGGTCCTCGTCGTTGAATACATTTTTCGTTGACCGGTCGTTATTTTCGTAGTCGTCATTTTCATAGTCAACTTCATGTTCAGATCCGGATCCAGACATTTTACTTGAGTTGAGTTGGGTGTAAAGTTGTGATAAGAGTTAAAACTAAAATCAAATCAATTCTTTTCTTTATTTTTATTTTTGTTTCTTTTGTTTCTTTTGTTTCTTTTGTTTCTTTTGTTTCTTTTGTTTCTTTTGTTTTATTTTTAATTTAAGAAAGAGTATTAAGTAAAAATATTTTCTAGGTCTACTGTATAATATATAACATCACATTCACACCCACAAATAAAATGACTGCCCGAAAAGTTGCAAATAAAGCGTCCTCTGTAAATCAGACGTCCCATTTTAACAGTTTACCTGGATTGCCATCAACGATTGGCGTGCCTTCAAGTCTTCTTTCCAAGTACAAATGCGGCGGACCTATGCGCGGATGCGTTCTCCCCGCCGACGCCACCAGTGCGTTAGCTTGGCTCAAGACTAGAAAACTGTACAATACCAGAAAAACGAACGGCGGTATAGGCCGCAACGCGAACATGGTTCACCAGAACTGCTGCATGAACCTATCGAATTTATAAAGATAAGTATCACAAATAAACAAAATCTAAAACCTAAAAAAATAAGATAAGACATTTTTAATTCGAATCTTATTTTTTAACTGCAGGAACAGGAGTAGCAGCAGGAGCGCCATCACCGTCACCATTACGTTCGCGAAAAAATTTAAATAAGTAAAATAACATTACGAAGAATAATATCGCGCAAAATAACCCGAAAAATGAAAGAAATGTCTTGTTATCAAAAATATCCGAACTTTGAGTAGAAAGAGCTGCTTCGTCCAATACCCCCCCGTCTAATCCAGATCCGTCGCCTTTTAACGACTTCTTATAAAGAATAACACCGTCATCGCCGGTTGGTTTACACTCGATATAAATTTCATTGGATGACGAGCCATTCGCGCCAATAGAATTAAAACTTGCCGTATTGACCGGCATACTTGTCGTTGGCGCGTTAATTTTTTTAACGATGGCGTTCAAATTTGTCATGGCGGCCTGCGAGATCTTGCACACATTACCTTGTGTAAACACCACGTAATTAATAGCTTCTGACCGCGTGGAGTAAAATCCGTTTCCAATATATGTGTAATACGGCGCATTTTCGGGTATAATTTGCGACAAGTTGTACAAGCCCTTCACACCGAACGGGGAAGACGACTCATCGCTTTTTGAAACCTGGGCTTTAGGTACAGTTTTGATAATTTGATCGATAATTTCTCCCGACTCGGAAAGGGTTGATGTATCGGAGATCGAAATCGAAATACAAACAAGTAACAGCTTCCCTGCACCCGCTCCACCGCTCCCTTCGTGTAAAATAACCACTTCGCCCGGGCTTTTTGACTTATCGTACGTGTGAAATGATCCGTTGAATATTAAACACGCGGTTGGGACATAGCTTATTCCGTTATACACGACATTCGTAGACGAGTTTCCGGTATCGTAGCTGGCATAAAGGCACTGTTGATCGAATATGGTAAATTTGCGCACGGTGCAGCTCGAGTCGGAATATTTGAACGTGAATTTACACGTGTCACTGCACGAAGAGTAAGCCGTTCCGGAAGTAAAATCGATTGGAGAATTGTACGACATTTCATATACTTATTAATTATTTTTCTTATTTAATATGCGCAAATAGATTATTTTTTAAATATCAACTAGTATTAGTATACTTAATTAGTAATAGTAATAATTAATATAATAAAGAAAGAAAGAAAGAAAGAAAGAAAGAGAGAACGAGAGAAGAGAAAAGAAAGAATGAATTTAAAATTGAAATCCTCGAAATCCTCGAAATCCTCGAAATCCTCGAAATTTAAGTCGACTAAACGATATCGACGTCGAAAGCTGCGAGAAAATAATAAAAATAAACACGGGATTGATAAAAACTCTAATCACCGAGTAACACAGAAGGTATGGCGCCTACCAGGGGGCGAGGAGCACCCCCGACAGAAACAACAACAACAACAACAACAACAACAAGAAGAAAAAGATAAACATATGCATTCCATGACATCTAGGCGACAACAGGGGCATGGCCATGGACAGGATGATATAACAAAAGTAAAAACGTTGCAGGATGCGACACTTAAAGCGAGTCGACTGTATGGAATGATGCGGGAATTTATTCATCCCGCGAAAATCAATTATCAAAAAATACACTCGAAATGGCGAAATGTGAAAAAACAAATTCAAGTAGGAGGAGTACCTCCAACGGGTGAAACGGGGGCCGAAGCTGTACCGGTAGACGATAAAGACTGTCTTGAATTACCCCCTAAACTTTCGTTACATGTAACGGCCCACCCCGACGATCCCAAAAAGTTTATTGTCACTAGGAATGATGGCGATCCACTGATCGACCGTTCATTAACATATTTTGCCGAAGGGTTAATGGGGCATTTAGACAAGATTAAAATGGGTACTGAATTCGATATTGGTGATGCAGACATATTGGCGCGAATAGCGCATCACCTTATTTCGCTTATATTGGATGCTTTGGGCGATGATGATGATGAAGATGAAGATGATGATACTCATATAAAACAAAAACTGTTGACGGCGGCACTAGACGCTGAATCGCGCAACGCCGCAGCGTCAGCCATTATAATTGCACTTATCGGATTGATCAAGGATAAGGATGACGATGGCGATGGCCATGGCGATGGCGATGATGATGGCCATGGCGATGATCATGATAGTATTAGTGAAGATAGTATTGCTAGTATTGCACGTAGTGATGATGGCGCTTTAGATGATAGAATTCGTGAACTTGAAACTGAACTACGCCGAACTGCTACGTTATTACTAGAAGCTGATATATCTAATCAGGAACTCCAGGAAATAGTTGATGGTTTAAGCCAACGATTAATAGACTATGGAGCTCAATATACCGCTTGGCATGATAGAATAGTAGACGATCTCAACGCTGCCAATTTACAACAGGTTCAGAATCTTCGAGTTGCAAACCAGCGGATACATGACGAGTTAAACCAACTTGGTCAACAATATGGCGACCTTCGGGCTCAACTGGCCCAAATACAACCTGAGAATGCTGAATTAACTGCCGAAGTAGGCCAATTAAGACAACTACTACAAACTAGCGAAGAACAGAATGCTGAACGGCTAACGCAAATAAATGCCCTGACCCAACAATCGCAACAACGAGAAGCCGGAATAACCCAACAAATCGCGGGTCTCCAGCAGACTGTAACCCAGCAACAAACAACTATTAATGAACAAGAAGCACGTATCGCCGAATTGGAGCAACAACGTGATAGTATCCGAGCGCAATTAGTAGAGACTGAAAGAGCCTTAGCTGATGCTCAAGCCGCTGAAGCCGCCGATCAAGCGACTATTCAAGATCTTCAAAATAACGTGGCCCGTTTAACTGCGGCAAATACTGAGAAAGACACGCAAATAGCAGCGGCGCAAAGAGGTCTAGCAACTACTCAAGCCGAGTTAAGAGATACTCAAGCACAGATTCGAGAGTTACAAGGTGAAAATCGGGGTAAGGATCGACAAATAGCTGAGAGTGAAGCCAATATTCGAGAGCAAAAAGCTGCAATTCAAAGGCTTCAAGCTGAAATTAAGATACTAATAGATGCTGCCAAAAGCGGAAATGCTGATGCTGCTGCTGCTGCCGCTGCTGCCCAACAACTTCAAGATAAAGAACAAGACTTACAACGTGCTCGAGAATCCCTTGAAGCTGCACGAGCTGAGAATCAAGATCTAGAAAAACGATATCAAACCAAATTGAATGCCGCCCAACAAAGGGCTCTAGATCTAGAACAACAAATAGCCGCTGCCCAAAGTGGAACTGCCGCTGAAAAGGATGCAAAAAACCGTCTCGAACAAGAGCTTGAAGCCAAACGACGTGAGATAAGAGGGCTAACCTCTAGGTTTGACCAAGAGAAGGCCGGACTGGATAATCAACTCGAACAGGCTGGCCGCGCCAATGCTGCACAAGAACAAGCATTGAATGCACTACAGGCCAGCAATGTCAATACAGAAAAAGAACTGGCAGTTGCGAAACAACGTTCTCAAGCGTTAGCTGGTCAATTAGAATCGCTTAAAGGCGAAAGTGCCGAAAAAGATCGTCTTACCCAGCAACTTCGAGAAGCAAACGCGGCAAACGAAAAACTATCCGAAAAATCGCAAGAAGAGAGTCGTCAATTACAAGCCCAAGTCGACCAGATTAACCGTAAACTAGTAATAACCGCTCAAGAAGCTGAAGCGGCTAAACTGAAAGCTGAAGCCGAAGCATCCACACAGAAACAAGCCATTCAGAAGGCCACTGATGAGCTTAAGGCCCTACAGAGCCAACTATTACAAACCACGGGCCAAAATACCCAGGAACAAGCTAATCTTACTGCCCAAATTCAGGCTGCTGAAGCAAGGCGTAGCCAGCTAGCTCAAGAAAATGAACGGGTTAAGGCTGAAGCAGTAGCAGCAGCATCCGCAGCCGCAGCAGCAGAACAGCAAAAACAACAAGCGATAGACGTTTTAAAACAAGGATTAACTGAACGGTTAGAGAATCTTCAAGGTAAAATACCACCACAAAACCGACAACAACAACTTACAGGTGAAGCAGATCAAATACGCAACGCGATTCAAGGTATGCGAAATGCAGATGCATATGGTGCGTTGGATACCCGGATCAACCAGTTAAAAGGACAGGTACAACAAGCGATAGAGGAAGAACGTCAAAATCAAGATCGTGCACGACAAAGTGATGCTGCTGCTGCTGCTGCTGCTGCTGCTGCTGCAACCGCTACGCAAGAAAAAATTATAGAACGGTTAAATAAAAGACTTGAAGAAGGTATACCTGATAGTACGTCTAACATTAAAAAGAGAATTGACACTGCACGTACCTTGCAAGATGAATGCGAAATCACAAAAAGTATATTACTGGAAATCTTGGATATAGAAAATTTAAAAATTACCAGGCTGCCTGATAGCGATGCATGTAAATCAATTTATACCCCCAAAGAGGACGAGATACGCCAATCAATTATTAGAATTAACTGTAGTAATGCTACTGTTGAGAGCATTGATAATGAATACAAACGTCTTAACACATTGTTTAAAGAACTACGGGAAGCCCTAGGCGATAAAATACGAACATTAGTTGTACTGCGCAGTGATGATGGTGCTGCTGCCGCTGATATATCCTTAAACTCATCTAGTCAGGAAGTTAGCTGGTATAAAAAAACAGTAAAATTCAGTGGAGTTTTTGACGAAACCAAATCAAATGTTGACAAGTATTGGGGAGTTAAAGATTTACTTGACAAAATACCTGAAGTCGGATCAACCGTTGTAATATTCGGGTACGGATACTCGGGGTCCGGAAAAACATATACGCTACTTGGTAAAAAAGGAACCTCAAGTAATTCAGTAGAAGCGACCGCACGTCGTAGTACTGGTTTGGCAGC